CAACATCCTGTCCTGACTGGAGATGGACCTACAAATATCAATATCCACCTCTACTACAAGATTTGATACGCAATATACCATATTTCGACACCCAATTTATTTGCGAAAATACCGCTCACCCTGTATCACCCCAGGTTCAATTATGCTACGTTCTCCCTCCAAGGAGCCTATCGTTGCTCCCACACAAGGTTTACGCACGCCTTCTCAAGACATGTCCAGAATACTATCCAGACCACTGTGATTTTACATGGGCATTCTGTAGATACTTCTGGGAAGCACATACATCCCTTCCCGAAATAGACATTTCACTGTTAGAGAGGGTTGTAAATGACACCATATAGCATAATAATGTGATACATGTATCATATTACATCTCTTTTGGGGTAAATCGATATAGGTAGATTTTAATATATATGTTTAATAAAATGATCGCAAGACTATTTTTACTCTCACTCGTAACTTTAGGTTCTGTTTCTGCAAATACTCTTCAAGAACGCTTTAGTGATTGGGTCGACACACATGCAGTCAAATTCATCAACCACGCACACGAATACGGCACTTTTGCCACATGGGTCGAAAACGACAAGCATATTGAGACAACCAATGCACGCAACCTCACATACACACTCGGACATAACCAATTCTCCGGTATGACCATCTCCGAATACAAGGACTTCCTCGGATTTGATGCAAACCAAAAGCCTTCTGAGATCTCCCACCTCCGTGGTGCTGCGCCCTGTCGCGCCACCAGCGGAGGTTGTTCTCAACCCGCATCAGTAGATTGGGTCGATGCAGGAGCCGTCACGCCTGTGAAAAACCAAGGCCAATGCGGCTCATGCTGGTCATTCTCCACCACTGGTTCCCTCGAGGGAGCCTACTTCATCAAGAATGGTAACCTAGAATCCTTCTCCGAACAACAACTCGTTTCCTGCGACAACCGCAAAAATCACGGAAAGGATATGGGCTGCAACGGCGGTCTCATGGACAACGCATTCTCATGGATCGAATACAATAACGGTCTTTGCGCCGAAGAGGACTACGAATACACTTCCGGTGACACCAAATCCGCTGGAGATTGTATGACTACGTGCGAGAACGTAGTCGGTTCCAAGGTACAATCCTTCGTCGATGTCCCCCCTAGCTCTGACGCTGACATGATGGACGCTCTTGCCAAACAACCCGTATCCATCGCCATCGAGGCTGACCAAAAGGACTTCCAACTGTATACGTCTGGTGTCTTCACCGGTTCATGTGGAACCAACCTTGACCACGGTGTTCTTACCGTTGGCTACGGCACCATGGACGGCGTTGATTACTATCGCGTGAAGAACTCCTGGGGAACCACCTGGGGAGACGAGGGATATATCTACCTAGGACGTGGAAGCGAGTTCAACAATGGAGCAGGACAATGCGGCATGCTCATGCAGGCATCTTACCCTGTGGTTTAATTTTTTAACATAACACATTCATATATATTCTAATATACATATGAATAACACCTACAATAAGACATGCCACTCCTATGGAAAACCAGTCCGATAACCACCATTATTTCCATTATATTTAGTTAAATGAGGTTGTCAGATTTTACATATTTTGTGCTTTGTGACGTTTTTAAATATATATGTAATTTAGACAGTGACACAATGCCCCCCAGAAAGAAACTCAAAACTATAACTCGCGCCGCGCAAGAAGCCGATGAACAAGCCGCGCAAGAAGCCGCGCAACAACTCGCCGCGCAACAACTCGCCGCGCAACAACTCGCCGCGCAACAAGAAGCCGCGCAACAAGAAGCCGAGCAACAAGCTGCAAACGCGTTATTAGATCCCACATATGACAATAAGATGAATGTAAACTCTTTTGCAACACTGGCTGATGAATACTCCGACAGCGACCCTGATGATAGTGTGGCCTCAGAACCCGACCAGTATGCACAACCTGTACCCGTTCAGAGCGTTCATATGGAGACAGGCGCGACAGCGAAATATAGTTTAGTTCAACCACTAGACCCAGAACAATACCTGAAACAAGGGGGTGATCAACGTGAAGAAGAACCATTACCTACACCATATTATACTGATGAACACTTAAATGTATATAGTCTGTGGCGTAAGTTACTCGATATACAACCGGAAATGGACTATGAATTATCAGAACTTAACTCCAAAATGGAGTTGTTACAGGAAGCTGCAGAAATCGGCGGTGGCTATATAGCGAACATGCAGAAAACGCAACTAAACAAAAATGGAGTTTCAAGAACTGGTGGATTAATCGATGATGAGTTTCGTAAGACAGATACTTGGGGCGAGATCAAGTTGGATTCGGGTATGAGTGATGTGGATGAAGAAGACGAGGGAGGTAACATGACGTTTCAATCTACCAAGGCGACACCAAATGGAACATTAGCAGCTTCACTAAGAGAGGCACTAAACATTCTTCGAGTATTCTTCAAAAATAAAAAAAATAAATATAATGAACCCGTGTATGATACAACTATAGAAGACATTAGAAGATCGACTAGAGACAGTTTCATCCCCAATGAGATAGCTTTTGCAAATGAGTTAATTGATAATGCAATTAATAGAATACTAAAAGAAGACCCTGTAACCCAACAAGCACTTCTACTACAAATTTTCTCTCCACTAATGATGAAAGGTTTATCAGATATATCTCAATTTGGTGAAACGGTAAAAATTCTATTATTACAAATAATAGAGTATAAAATCGATAAAATTAAAAACGGGGATGCTAGCTCCCCCAACAAATATAGTGATTTTAGTCTTCCTCTTATTGTCGGAGTTACTTCAGATAGAATAGGTGCTGTATTAGGCGTTTTGATTCAACAAATACTTGGTATATCGGCTTTACCAAGAAAAAATGGGAGGGGTCAAACACTCGTATTTTTTGCTGAGTATGCATTTATCGCGTTGATGGAATCTATATCTCAAATAGGCAAAATGATATATATGAATACCGGTCAACATACGGGGGACCCTGTGGAGGGATTTTTACATACGTTTATAACCCAACTATGTGCCACAAACTCAGGGTTTGTTACTTATTCTCGTAGTCATTCTACTACGTATTCTAAGATGTGTGAGGATGCCATTGGTAAGTATGATATTCTATTAGAAAAAATTAATGCGTTGTACCAGCATATATCAGGAACAAATCCATATGCATCAATCGATGATAAACTGGATACTATTTTTGCCGATCCAGACAAATTTGATGTTCTTAAACAACACATACGTGATTCCAGGATTTTTACTATTCCTCAGACTACTTCTCCCCGATTGCACCAAGTAAAAGATAATGATGCTGCGTTGAAAACACGCATAATAGACATTTTAGCACCTTATGATATTTTAATGGCATCTATCTCTGATCACGTTGCAGCAAATGAAGACGCCCTTACTAATGCTATAAAAATCTGGGTGGATAACAAACCCACAAGTGATTTCGTTATGCCTTCATGGGTTGGAAAGTTACACACCTCAGTTATTTATTATAATAATTGTAAAACTTTATTCACATCTACTCCAGCTGATCTGTTTGCCAAATATCTGGCGGTTGGTAATGCGGAGCATCTGGCTGCGGTTGGGGACGTTATCGAAGGTCATGACCAACGTGCGGTTCGAGCCGTAAAAAGACTCGGAAATGAACTTGTAAAACTAATGTTCCCAGGGTACATACCAGGTGATGATCCAACTGGTGAGGCTGACGAAGAAGCCTATTGTGTAAAAATAATGAAAGCCAAACGTGTTCTTCCATTTGCACAAAGCGCTCAAGCAGACCTGGCGCATAGTGCTACTCCTGCACGTGCCACATTTACGGTGCATGCCGACCCAAGTTTCTTGACGTTTGGTCTTACTATTCCAACTCAACTTCTAACCAAAATACAAAATGACTGGGTACACGTTGGAGGTCATGTACACTGTTCAGTTGATTTTATAATGGGTCAAATAGGGGAAATCTGGTGGTCAAAGGCTGTATTAAATGATGGTTATTATAGTCTGGATGAACTAACAGCCTTAATGGAGTGGGGTAATAACCTAGTAGTTGGAAATATTCAAAGTAAATATGATCAGGCGGCTGGGACCGGTTGTTTAACTCTACAAGCTGGTAACAGAGGGATTAGTATAAGTTCTTTTACGATACAGGTGAAGAATACAAAGGGGGATATAATAAAGGAGACGAGTCGTCATTATTTTGTTTATACACAAGCTAATGATACTTTCAACGATGCAAATACTCCACACTATAGAAAATTAGAGTGTGCCATCAAACAAGGACCACCCTCTGTCATTTTTGAAGAAGCCAACAATGTTAGAGAGCACTATCAAAGACTGGAAGGAAACATAATCGCATCTAATTTACTAACGTTAGATAACACCTTGAGAGAATATTTCGCTTCTATGGATGTAGAACCAAGCACAACTATAAGTACTAGTACTAAGGTTAAGAAGGCTGCAACTGCAATTATAAATAAATTGAGGATAGAAATTGCCAAAGACGTCGCACTTGTCAAATATATCAAGAGCGAGAACTGCTCCCAAAGAATCAAGGACCTTCGTGATTCCATTTCTAAAACGAATGAAAAATCTTCTGGGATTGCAATGTACTCTTTGTTTAAGGATATGATAGCAATGGCACATATAGCTTTGTTTAAGGATATGATAGCAATGGCACATATAGCTATTGAATACATCGATGATTTTAATGATATCGACCGTCGAGTAATATCTAAGTATCTGACTATTGCAAACAATGTGTTCCGTTCATCTGGAACCGACTCTCCAATACCATCAAAACAGGGTGGACTTGTAAAAACTCCTTCTCCGAAAAAAAAAGACGCAGCAGGTACAGGTGCAAACATTCCAACACCAGTACAAGACCACAGTCCTAATTATGAACAATTTCTAAGAAGCCTTGACACCGAAATAGGCGGAACCCTGGAGCGTAAAGGATATACCGCTAAAAGTATGGTTCCTACTGAACAAGCATATGTAGAACACTATAGGGGTAAAGAATTAAACACGATTTTGGTAAAATACGTCATTCCGAGCATAGTTATCGAAATAATGCGTCGGAAATACTGGACGGAGGCTGTACGTAATTATTATAGTGATGCTTTATCTGCGGACAGTCTCGGAAGGCTTTATGAAAATTGTTACACTGATTCCAACAGTAATGTTCGTAGAACAGTTATGTGTTTTATTTCTACTATAGTGAGTGCGTCAGGTACTGTTCTTGAATTTGATGATGTTGAGATACCTGACAAGACGGCAGTCGCTCCCTTGGGCTTGGGAGGAGCATCAAGAAGAAAAAGACGCACCCGTGCAAAGAAAGCAACCAAACAAAGAAAGATTACAAAACGGAAGTGTAATATCAAGCATAATAAAAGGCGATATACAAAACACAAGCGTGCGAAGAAAGCAATCAAACATACCAGAAAACGTAAACACTAAATAAATCAATAAAATTGATACAATACTGTCCCAAAGTACTACTATCAACAACCCGTTACGAAACAATGACACCCCCAAGTGATTCCAAGTTCTATCCCAGTGACTGCTTCTGCCTCAAGCGAGAGGTTCAGTCCAACGTCTTAGTCGAATGTCAGTCATGCATCGAAGGATTCGGTAAATGGAATGACGGTCGAGGATGCTCATGTGAGTATCATAAAGTAAACCAACTGCACTGCCCCATATGCGCAGCCGATCGCGATCGCCTCGACGAGATGCATTTTGAGTTCGATAACTTGCTCCTCAAACTATCATCAACCGTCAAATCATATGGTTCGTGCAACGACGATATCCATGAAATTGTAGAACTCTCTAAGAGGATGCGTCACTGTAATCGCTGTTTGCTCGCACGAACAATCTCTCCCGAGTTTCACGATGAAGACGATATCACCTCCGTAGCAGATGTCGAAGAGACCAACAAGGAATTGAGAGAACTCGAAATCGAGAGAGGAGAAAATGGAGAAATGCTGCGACCCACTTGTGAGGCGACCAAAATGGAGGATTATGATGAAGAAGAGGCGAGAGAGGGTGCAATTCAGGAACACATCGATAGTATGACCGATTAGACGTATGTCAAGCCTCCTGAAGAAATAATATAGCCTGGTTGATAATGAAAATAATGTATTTTTGTATGAACTCACACACCCTTTGCTCTCTTGCGATCCAGAATGACACCATTGCATACCTTGCTGACGATCTGCGATTCCGTCACTCTGTCTGATACCTTGATCACCTCCATAACCAATCGATGATACTGTTTGCGATGCGATTCTGATCCGTGCCTATGTTCTGGATATTTGGCGCGCCAATCATCCATCATACCATGTATCTTGTTACCTATCAAAAATATAGTACTGTTAAGACTTTTCAGAGCC